TGAAGTTCTACGTCGTAGACAACCAACTCGACAAAGTGTTCGAGTATGATATGTCAACGGCATGGGATGTGGAATCGGCAACCTACAATAGTGCCAACTTCACTACGGCAGGTTCGACTGCTCCTCAAGGAATTTACTTCCGAGCAGACGGCAAGAAAATGTATCTTGCTGATCCTGGCGATGACGAGCTTAATGAGTACAATCTCGGAACTGCTTGGGACATCACGTCGGCATCTTGGCATGCTCTGAAGAGTTTGCCCGGCATGACGCCAGTCGGGATTCATTTTCGACCTGACGGTCGGAGGGTGTATTTCAGTGATGGTTCCAGTGACAACGTGAGGCAGTACACGTTGTCCATAGCATGGGATATTACTACGGCAGTGTGGGACTCGAACTTCGGAACGGATATTGATGCTGTTGAAGATGTGACGTTCAGTCCTGATGGGTCCAAGATGTACATTGTCGATGGATCGGCTGAAGATGACATCCATGAATTCACTTTGACCACTCCTTGGATGATCAACACTGCCGAGTTGACCAAGTTATTTCACATCTACGAAGACGCGACACCAAATGGTATCACGTTCCGACCAGATGGCACCAGGATGTATGTTGTCGGCAATGCCAACAACAGCCTCTACGAGTACCATCTCGGACTGGTCATTCCAGGCAATGTAGCTATTGGGCATGAAGGTTCATATGATAATCTCCAACTGGATGTGCGGAGTAAAGACAACAACCAAATCCTCGTACATGATAGCAGAAACCAAGCCGTCAATCGCGGCGGTGGTATCATGTTCGGAGCTACTTACACTGATGGTGGTGCTGAAACGATCGGTGCCAGGATAGGACTCAGAAAACCCAACAGCATCAGTGGAGAAGAGAAATTTGACTTTGTCTTCGAGACTGAAGATGGGTCTGGGTTGGTTGAGGCATTCAGAATTGCTCGCGATCAAAAGGTGGGCTTTGGAGCCACTGATCCTGATTATCAAGTTGAGATTGAAGGTCCCGGCTCAAACCAACTGCAAGTTGACAGCAGTGATGCGTATGCATTAGGGGTCGGCGGTGGCATACTTTTCTCAGGCAGATCTACTGGTGGTAACAACTCTGCTCCTGGTGGTTCGATCCAAGCTGCAAAATGGAGTGCTGGTAATGGTGAACTGGGTTTCGATCTGGTTCTCACTTCACATAAGAACTCCGTTGGCGATTTGGTCGAGATGCTTCGACTCAGTGCTGAGGATGGCATTGCGACAATCGCTGGTGCTGTTGTCGCGGCCCAAACAGGGTCCGTGAGTGATAACTATACCTTTGGTGAATCTTTCCCGGCTTATTTGGATACCAGTGCTACCAATGTGCAAGGTAACGTATTCATTGGCGCAAACCACGGTGTCAACTTCGGTGACACTGCTGGATTGGTTCGAGGTTACAGTAACATCCTCATCGGAGATCACAACGGTCAGAAACTAGATGGCACAGGAACTGGGGTAGCGGGCGAGCATGATGGAAACATTCTCATTGGGTCTAATTGTGGGTCTAATGGTCGCCTTGACGACGACAACATTCTCATTGGGGATGGTTGTGAATGTGTCATCAACTCCTATTCAGATTGCATCAACATCGGTAATGCCATTTTCGGGGAGTTAGGTGCCAGTGGCGTACGGGTACGAATTGGTGCTGGGATTGGAACATCCTTGCTCACCAGTGCTGCTTTGGAAATCAGTTCCACTATAGGCGCACTCGTTGTCCCACGGATGACTACAAGCCAACGGACTGCCCTGACGGCAGTCAATGGGATGATCATTTACGATACATCACAGAATGCGTTCCGAAAGTATCAGAACGGTTCTTGGCAAAGTTTCTAACGGGGGAGAAACCGTGGAAGAAATCGACAAACGGAAGATCATGATTTATGATCTGTTACGGAAGATCAATCAAGCTTCTCAGCAAGTCAAAGCATGGCAAACTGAGATGCAACGCCTTGATGGTGAGATCGTCAGATTGGAGCAGTCAAATGGCTGATAACCTATTCGTCATGAAAGATGATCAGTGTCTGGTCTTCAAAGAGCCTGATCCACCAAAGACGCTCACGCTGTATTCGCCGGATGGCAGGGAAGCTGTCATCGATTTTGGTGGTGATGAAGTCGAGTACTCAGGTGATCTGCCTGTTGCCGAATCCGCGAAGATCTTCTTTGCGTGTGTGTTTGAACAATTCAGGAGATAGAACATGGCATCACCTAAGAAGAACATCGCCTATACGTTCTACATCACACTGTTTGATTCAGCCAATCCCGGAGCCCTTAAAGTCAATCCAACATTAGCGGCAGGTGACTTTAAGGTCTCTACGGATGGTGGCGCATTCGCCAATTTGGCAACGTTGCCGGTGGTCACACCATCTGGATCAGTTTGCGTGAAGATCGTTTTGTCCGCCGATGAAATGAACGGCGACAAGATCGTGATTCAGTGTATCGATGTGGCTGGTGGCGAATGGGACGATCAACTAATCTTCATCGACGTTGATATGGTGAACCTTGACGACATTGTGCGATCAGAGACACCAGTCAACAAACTCAAAGTGGCTGCCGATGGTCTAGCTGCTGCCGATGTTCAACAACTCGGAGGCAGTGCTACAGCCCTCGCAACGATGGCTGCATTATACGATGGGGCAGTGGCTCGGGGTACTGTTGATACGGTGACGGACAGTGGTAACTTCACAGTTACCAGTGGCGATCTGTCCAGCAACGATTTCGATTACGACAATATGTGGCTCGTGATGCTGACGGGTAACAACAAGTTCATCCTACGCCTGATTGGGATCTACACTGATACCGCTGGCACAAAACGGATGCAGTTCACTGGAGCAGGGATGGCCGGTGCGTTTCCTCAAACCGTTGTGAACGGTGATGAATGGATGCTCATCTCTGGTAGTTTGTAAAGGGGCACCATGTCAAATCTCATCTACACCAACGGACAGTATAATGTCCAGAAGAATGATCTCGACTGGGAGACAGCCGTGATCTGTGTACTGCTTGAACGAAGCACATCAACGTATGTGCCTGACAAGGATCACAACTTCCTTGATGCCTTCACAGGTGGAGGCGGGGTTGAAATTTCAGTGATAAGTTACGCACGCCGCACGCTTGTCAGTACCGCTATCAACAAGAATGACGCACTTGATCAAACTGAACTTGATTGCAACAACATCGCATTCGGAAGTTTAGAGTCCGGTCAAACAGTGAAGTCACTAATCATCTATGCACAGATCGGCGGTGATGACAGTACACCGGAAGATGACATCTTGCTTGCAAGGATTGACACTGATTCCGGAGCAATACTTCCCGTAGCATTGGGTGGTGGAGCCTTCAATATCACAGTCAATGGTCAGGGTCTGTTCAAGGTGGCTCAAGGGGCATAGCCATGGCCTATTTCTTCTTTTCTGGTTCGTCACGAGGATTACCCGCAGGGGTGACAGTCACATTGACGGAACCTCTTGTTATCGACGTGACATTGGCAACCCCGATAATCACAGTCGGTACTGTGTTGAAGTTGCCTATCCTAGGTATCAACGTTGAACTGGCTATGCCAGATATCTCGATGGGTGTTGAATTGGATCTGTCTCCACTCAATGTGGAAGTGACATTGGTCATGCCACATATCTCAATGGGTGCGGATGCAGAATCTTGGTGGTACTACAACATGATGGATGGAGATTAACCATGGCGATGAAACCTGTAGACAGAGACATCAAAGTCGTCCTTGGACCCATCATCAGTAGCTCCGACTTCATCACACCGGACGAGAGCCTGGTGTTCAATTCGGCCGGGCTAGAACTCGATGTTGTCCTGGAGAAGACCAACGGATCAGTTGTGACCATTGCTCTGGTGCCCACCAACAATGGTGACTATGATTTCACCTCTGCTGATCAAGGCTACTACGAACTTGAAATACCGGCTGCCGGTGGTTCGGGCTTCAACAATAACGAAAAAGGCACCCTGACTGTGGTGGGTAACGCCACGGGTGTGATGCCTTTCCGCACGGTCGTGTCATACGATGTCGTCCCAGGCTCTGTGTACGATGCTCTCGTGGCTGGGACAGAGACAGTGACGATTCCAGCCGCTGGGACAGAGGGCGTGCCTGTAGGGCTCTCTCAGACGTTCTATGGATCGGTCTCAGAAGCTACTGACTATTTCAGCATGCGTCTGCATTCGACAGCTTGGTTGAATTCTTTCGTTTCTGACCGTCCTAAAGCCCTTTGGGCGGCAACGATGATTCTTGACGCCCTCAATTTCAAAGGATACAAGCACCCCGTTTACACGCTCCTGGAGGCCAACGAAGACGCAACGGACGAAGAGATCCGCATTGCTGAAGCGACTCAGGCATTGGAGTTCCCACGAGGTGCGGACACAGTGGTCCCAGTCGACATCCGCAAGGCGTCCTATGAGATAGCCTATGCGTTGCTCGACGGCAAAGACCCTGAGTTGGAGCTAGAAAATCTTGGAATCACAAGCCAAGGCTATGCGTCCGTGAGGACGACCTACTCCCGCAACCAGGTTCCCATTGAACACATCATCAACGGTGTGCCCAGTCCACAAGCGTGGCGTTGGCTGAAACCGTTCTTACGAGATGATGACGCTATCAAACTTTCTAGGGTTTCTTAAACCCACCTACCACTGACCATGTAGGTCAGGTCGCCCTATCGGATTAACACCGCTACTGGTATGGCTATACACTCAAGCGGGTATTTGGAGAATTTCCATGTTTGACGATTTGTACTTGTATCTGTCCGCTCCTCAAATTGCTTGTTTCGACAATGATCCGCCTGCTGGTGATCCGCCTGCTGGTGATCCGCCTGCTGGTGATCCGCCTGCTGGTGATCCCCCTGCTGGTGATCCGCCTGCTGGTGATCTGCCTGCTGGCGAGAACAAGACTTTCAACACGGCTGATGTGAACCGTATCGTCCAAGAGCGTCTTGAACGCGATCGCAAGAGCCGCGAAGCTGCGGCCAACGTAAAGTACACCGACTTGGAAACCCGTTACAGCGAACTGCTTGAGAACGAGAATCTCGGTGGAGAGCAACGTGACAAGTTGAATGAGCAGTTGGAAGATGTTCGTAAGACATTGCGAACAAAGGATCAACAGCTTGCCCATGAGAAGAAGCAACTTCAAGAGGAATACGAGTCAAAGCTGACAACGGCAACGAAGGCAGCCGAGAGTTGGGAAAGTCGTTTCCGTGAGACGACCATTATTCGCGAATTGCAAGATGCGGCTTCTTCGAACGACGCTTATGAGGCGAGTCAAATTGTTTCTCTCCTCCGTCCGATGACGAAGCTGGTCGAGGTGATTGATGAACTCACCAACGAACCGACTGGCGACTACAGCACTGTGATCGATTTCCCTGATGTCGATGAGAAAGATCACAAAATCATCACGCAACGCACACCTACCGAAACAGTAGTGCGGATGAAAGAGCTTGGTGCCTACGCCAATCTCTTCAAATCCAATGTTGTTTCTGGGATCGGTGCGCATCCCGCTACCGGTGGCGCTACACCGGGTGCGAATGGTCAAGTCGATGTGACTAAGCTCACAATGGCGCAATTCAAAAAGCTCCGAGACGAGAACCCCGCTGCTGTCGGACTTTAATGACCATTTGATCCCTATCGGGGGATTCAGTTTGAAATGCCTACGTAGGTATTTCTATATAGGTATTTCTTAGTTTTCCTTCCCTTTTTTATGAAAGGAATTCAATATGAATTCCCAGTACTTCAATGTGGCCGAAGTGGCCTGTTTCGCTAACGACAACGACGCTTTCGTCCCCGAGCATTGGGCGATGGAAGGTCTCATGCAGCTTGAGGAAAACATGGTTGTGGCCAACATGGTCCACCGTGATTTCCAGAACGAGATTCAGCGATTCGGCGATGTGGTTAACACTCGTCGACCGGGTGAGTTCGAAGTCGATCGCAAGGTCGATGGCGACACTCTCAGTTACCAGAACGCCATCGCGGCCAATGTCCAGGTGAAACTGGACCAGTGGTTCACGATCCCGTTCATCATCTATGATGGTGAGGAAAGCCTCTCCTTCAAAGAATTGGTTCCTCAGTACTTGGCTCCCGCCATGCGAGTCATCGCCCGTGGTATCGATCGATCCGTGCTCGGCCGATTCCACAGCTTCCTTGGTGCCCCGGCGGATCGGGTTGGTCGTCTTGAGAATCTGGCCTCGGCCACTTCTTATGATACCGTCTTGGATGCCCGTCAGGTGCTCAACGCGAATCTGGCCCCATCGGATGCGCAGCGACATCTGGTCCTGTCGTCTCTGAGTGAGACTGCCTTGCTCAAGAACGATATGTTCGTGAAAGCGAATGAGCGTGGCGATGGTGGTGAGGCTCTTGAGAATGCCCGCTTGGGCCGGATTGGTGGCTTCAATACCTGGATGGCTCAGAACGTTGCCAGCAAAATTGGTGGCGATATTGTGGCCGGTACCATCACCAATATCCTTGCGGCCGGTGGCAGTGGTTCCCAGGCTTGCTCGATCCTCGCGCACGTCGTGACGGTCGGTGAGTTCTGCACCGTGGCTGGCAACGATCAGCCGACTTGGGTTACGGCCGCGACTGACGATGCGACGGACACGACTGCTGTCACGATGCATGAAGTCAACAAGTTCGCAACTGGGGCAGGCGCGGTTGCGACGGTCTACGTGAAGGACACGACTACGGCTGCGTACGACGTTGATTACGCCAAGCGAATCGGTTTGACCAACGCCAACGTGACGGTCGGTCAGTTGGTTGCGTTCGGTACTGGTGGCAATCGTCGGACTTACACGATTATCGAGAAGAGCACCAATGACGTGATTCTCGATCGTCCTCTGGAAGTCGCGGTCGGCAATGGTGACGATGTCTTCCCTGGTCCCGCTGGTGCTTACAACCTCGCGTTCCATCGTGAGGCTCTTGCACTCGTCGTGCGTCCCCTGGCTCTGCCCCGTGCCGGCACTGGCTCGTTGAGCGGCGTTGCCGTTTACAACGACGTTGCCATGCGTGTCAACATGCAGTACGACCAGGCTGCTGGCGGTACGAAGATCAACTGTGATCTGCTCGCTGGTGTGGCTGTGCTGGATAGCAACCTCGCGGTTGTGATGCTCGGCTAAACTTCCCTGCGTTTCAAGGCTTGCCCACCGGGTATACCCCGGTGGGCGGCCTTCTTTTTCTAACGCCAGTGGAGGTGCCTGATGGATTTCCAGCTTTTTGCTTTCGTTGACGCAATCGCGGATTTCGGTTGGCTTCTCAAAAACTTCGGCCCTCTCCTCATTGCAGTCATTTTCTTTCTCTGGCGCGATTATCATCGCGAAGATAGACTTCTAACACGGATCACTGTGCTTGAAGACGAACAGCGAACGGTGATCCTTCCTCTTGTTACAAATTGCACGAAAGTGATTACGAAGAACACGCAAGTCATGGAACAAAGTTCCAAAGTCATGGAACGTTTAGAACACGTTCTTGATCGAACACTCAACTAAGTGAGGCTACTATGTATCCTGCCGAACGAACATTGACGAACTCGATCCGGCAAACGCTTTACATGTTGAAGCGTCAGTTTGGTGGAACAATCAATATTTACACTATTGGGAGTGCCAGTACCGACCCTAGAACAGGTGTCGTAACTGAAACTCGATCTGTTGTGAAAATTGCTCGTGCTGCGATTCTACCGGCTCGGATAAGTCGAGAGGTGAAAAGAAGCATCTCGCAAATTTCAGCTAACAAAATGTTCGTAGTCGGTGGTACATATGATGCCGGGCGTCGTCTCTTCATTGTCGATCGGAATGATGTTCCCGATCTCACTCTAACCAACAACTCCTACATCGTCTACAAAAATCGGAAGTACGAAGTTGAGGAAGTCCAGGAATTTGAATTTGAAGCCGGTTGGACTATTACCGGTCGCGAACTCGTAGGTGAAATTCCTGAGCAAATTCACGTGCTCTATGCGGACAACCTCATCCGTTTGGTTCAAGGTTTGGAGGCGACATAATGCCAGCAAATCCCAACTGGACAAGATGGATCTTTGCGTCCATCTCATACACTCTGAAGACGGTTGCCGAGAGCAACAACCTCCCTGTCATCATTGAGGGACTCGATGATGAAACAGATGCGTTTACCAGTGCGACGGATCGCGTTGAGATCCGTATCAGTGGTCCCTACACCAAAAAACTTCATGGTGAATACCGCATATACATGGATGTGAACGTTCTTCTTACCAGCCGGTTTGATGGGCCTAGTAAGAACAGGCACGTGATCCTGCAAAACGCGGGCCTCTTCCATGAGGCAATGGACCAGGAGATCTCAGTTTACCGCTACGGCAACGAAGTTGGTGACGATGACTCGTTCCTGGGATGCTTGGTTCCCCGCTCGGGGAGAAATGACACTGTTCGAGTCATCCACTTTGGCAAAATTGATCCAACTGACAAGTTGAAGCAATCTCAAGTGGATGCTCGGTATGTAATGTACCTCGACAACTAGGAGACACACAATGGCCAGGATAGAACTCAAACACACCATCGTCCGAATGAAGGACGGTTTGTCTGGTTCGGGTGCAGTTAATGAGCCTACCACGGCTCCGATTGCTACCGACGCTGAATTTGACATTGATACAGTAGTCCTCAACGCAGGTGGGCTCGGGACCGATGTGATCCCGCTTGGGGCTCGCTTTGTAGTGGACGGCGAAACTGACGCTTCGCAAGACCATGCCGTCACCGCGAGAACCCCTTCTGACGGCTTGTCTGCCACAACCAACATCGAGTTCTCGCCCGCTTTAGGTGCGGGGACGTATGCAGATGGTGGTGTGCTCACGTTTGCACCTTGTCAACTAGACATCAAGATTGGTGATGGCAACATTACCTATACTGAGTCGAATGAGTATGAGTACGATCTCGATCGTGACATGCTTGACACGGTGCGAGAAGGTGCTCAAGTCCCAATCGACGTGAGCATTGACTTCGTCTACGAATTCATCACGACTGGAACTTCGGAAGAAATCTCCGTGATGGATGCTCTGAAGAAGAAAGGTGGTGCATCCGAGTGGCGAAGCTCGTCTGCTGATCCGTGCGAACCTTATTCGATTGACATTGAGGTTATTTACACACCCTTGTGTACTACCTCTGAGATCGAAACGACAACCTTCCCTGAGTATCGTTCAGAGAGTCGCGAAGTCGATTTCTCTGAAGCCACAGTAACCACATCGGGTCGATGCAATGTCACCGAACCGATCATCACTCGAACAGCCCAGTAAGGAGGTGTATCATCGCGCGTATAGAGTTGAAACACACGATTGTCCGGATGAAGGATGGGTGGTCGGGAAGTGCAAAGGTTGACGACGCCGCGATTGCTGGTACGGATACCACGCTTGAAATCGACACATTAGCAAACCTTCCTGGCTCTTTGACGACTGTTCCGGCAGGCGTCCGATTTACCATTGACACCGTTGCTGACACGACGTTCACGGTGACTGACTCGAATGCAAACGAGCAGCAAACGCTCGATCTGGATACGCCCTCAGCGGGCACATTCACATTGACCTTCGGCGGGGCGACCACGGCTACCATTCAATGGGATGCCACGGCTCAGGACATCATTGATGCTCTCGTACTCATCGCGAGTTTTGACAGTGGTGATGTCATTGTCACAGGTGCTTCTGAAGGTCCATTTGTTATCGAATACACTGGGCAGTACGCTGGTGCTGATCAGGTATTGATGACGATCGATGGGGCGAGTCTGACGAATGCATCGAGTGCAGAAGACATCACAGAGCTTCATCCTGGTGCAACCACTTGGGAATTGACGTTTACCCCAGCATTGGACGGTGGCGATCTACCGGCCGATGACGACAACTTCACTTTCCTTCCGCAACAGCTTGACATCAAGATTGGCGACGGGAACATCACCTACACCGAAAGTAACGAGTATGAGTACGATCTCGATCGTGACATGCTCGATACGGTGCGGGAAGGTGCTCAGGTTCCCATTGACGTAAGCATCGATTTTGTTTACGAATTCATCACGACTGGGACTGCGGAAGAGATCTCAGTGATGGATGCTCTGAAGAAGAAGGGTGGTGCGAGTGGATGGGTCAGTTCTTCTGCCGACCCATGCGAACCTTATTCGATCGATATTGAGGTTGTTTA